GCGAACCTGTCCGGTGCGGACCTGACCCATGCGAACCTGACCCGTGCGGACCTGTCCGGTGCGGACCTGTCCGGTGCGGACCTGACCCGTGCGGACCTGTACGGTGCGGACCTGACCCATGCGAACCTGACCGATGCGAACCTGTCTGGTGCTGAGGGGTTACTTGACCCTGTTAAATGGCTAAACCATAACTTTACTTATAACGATAAAGGATTAGTCTGTTATAAGGCCTTTAATGTTCATTACAGAACGCCCGAATCATGGGAAGGCCAAATTAAGCCGGGCGGCATTATCACAGAAGTGGTTAATCCTCTGCCTACTTCAGATTGTGGGTGTGGTGTTAATGTAGCCACAATAGCATGGGTACGATCTAATACCACTCGTAGTATCTGGAAATGCCTCATACCATATAAACATCTGCCTTCTGTAGTTGTGCCCTATAATACTGATGGTAAGTTTCGTTGTGGATATGTACAACTAATTGAGAAAGTGAGGTAACATCATGCAAAAAGTTATAATAAGTGCTTATGTTTCTGGTAACGCCATAGAAGAGAATCGAGAACGGCATGCCCGTTTAAAGGTTGATCTTAGCAAGCGTGGGTATTCAGTGAGCGCTGTAGCTGGTTCTTACGAGGGCCAAATAGAAGACAGCTACATGGTATCCATTCGGCCACATTATCCCGATGTTGCCGATTTGGTGAGCCTTGGCAAAGCCTATGGGCAGGACTCCATCCTTTATATAAACGAATACGGGCAGGCATGGTTATATTTCCCCGACGCCCGCCCCGCACTTCATTTGGGCGCTTGGACTGAGATTCCTGAAGAAGAAATCCATAACTATCCCGCTTGGACTTGTGCACGTGGTCAGTATTATACGACCAAATAAAACCAACCACGTACTTGACAAAAACCGTTTATGCGTTATCTTATACGCATAAACGGTTTTTCCTGTTCTTTGACAAGCGCATAAGCGCACAACAAAACCCGCACAATAGGAGACTCAAACAATGGCTAAAACAACCCCTAATCGTGAAATTATCCTCGAAAAAATTCAGGCTGGTGGAGCTACCAGAGAATCCCTCAAAGCCGAGCTGGGCTTGACTCCGGCAGCGCTGGCGACCAATTTTACCTACCTGAGATTGATGGGCTTTTACCCCGTAGACGACAACCCGGAAAAGATTCTGAGAGTAGTCTCGAAGGAAACTTGGGAAGCCATTAAGGACGAGCGCTCGGCTAACGCTAAGCCGCGCTCTACCAAAACCCCGGAGGAAAGACTCAATATTGCTCAGAAGCGAGTTGCAAGGGCAGTTAAGGCACTCGACAATGCAAAAGAACGTATGACTAAAGACCCGAGCGAACTTAACCGTTTGTATTGCACAAGTGCCGAAGCAGAGAAAGCGCTCGCCGAATACCTCTTGGTGAACATTGACATGCCGGACGAAGACAATACCGCTTCCGATTCGGACGATTTGATCTAACCTACCCTTGCCCTACCCTGAAAAGCCTACACTACAAAACGTAGTGTAGGCTTTTTCTTAGTCCTAAAAATACTTATAATGTAAGTAATACCTTTATAACAGGCTCACCATATACGGTGAACATTTATAAAGGTAAACACTACTATTGACTGAGCGCTCAATCGTACCTTAGTACAGCCTTATGTGGGGAGCATGAGTAACTTTTGGTTTTCAAAAAGCGGTGTGACCCTTTACATTTTTCTGGGAGGAATATTATGGATGACAAATATAAAGACCTATGCAAGCCTAATGCGGACCTGTCCGGTGCGAACCTGTCCGGTGCGGACCTGTCCAGTGCGGACCTGTCCGGTGCGGACCTGTACGGTGCGAACCTGTACGGTGCGGACCTGTCCAATGTGAACCTGTCCTATGCGGACCTGTCCGGTGTGGACCTGTCCAATGTGAACCTGTACGGTGCGAACCTGTACGGTGCGAACCTGTACGGTGCGGACCTGTCCGATGTGGACCTGTCCAATGTGAACCTGTCCAGTGTTAAGGGGCTACTCGATCCTGTTAAATGGCTAAACAATAACTTTACTTATGACGATAAAGGATTAATCTGCTACAAAACCTTTGAGGCTCGTTACAGAATGCCTGAATCATGGAAAGACCAAATTAAGCCGGGTGGCGTTATCACAGAAGTGGTCAACCCTCTGCCTACGTCGAATTGCGCATGTGGTATAAATGTTGCTACTCTGGAATGGGTAGAAGTCTATACATCTAACTCTGATATCTGGGAATGCCTTATACCATATAAACATCTGCCTTCTGTAGTTGTGCCTTATAATACTAATGGCAAGTTTCGTTGTGGGTGTGTACAACTAATACGTAAGATAAATAATGGGGGATATTCTTTCAGGGAGGTCAGAAAATGAATGACAAACAAAAGCTTGTACAGTTTTTAGAACATCACAATGCTTGTGAAGATGGTATTGGATGGGCAATCAAGAACTGTAATAACCTACAGGATGCTTGGAACAAGGCAAGGTCTGAATGGATTATTTGGGCGGCTACTCGTGATGGCATCCTTTCGGACCGGGAATTACACGAATTCGCCCTTTGGTGTGCAAATTCGTGCAAGTACTTGATGACCGATAAGAGATCCATCGAAGCTCTTGACGCCAAGCGCAAGTGGTTGGACGGCCAAACTTCAGTAGATGAGTTGGCTGCTGCGAGGGCTGCTGCTGCGGGGGCTGCTGCGTGGGATGCTGCGTGGGCTACTGCGGGGGCTGCTGCGGCTGATGCACAAGCGGAATGGCTTAGGTCTAATACTAAGCCTAATATGAAGGATAACAGCCATGGACGTTAATAAAATGATGGAATATGCGAAACAGCTTAGAAGTATCACTGGTAATGGCGTGGCAATAGAAGTTAAGATATGGGCGTATAATAGCGGAGCTGGTGACAGAGTCTACTATAGACTATGGGCAGCGTCAGAGGACAGGCATTACAACTTTGATACCGAAGAAGATATGATAAGGTATATAGAAAGGAGGATCAATGTATACAATCCTGATAGTAGCAATAATACTAATGGTAATAGCGGAGGGGATGTAGATGGATGATAAATCCTTATGTGAGTCATGCGGATGGGAAGGCAATCCTTATGCATGGGCGCCTAATACATGCCCTGTGTGTCTTGACCACTTAACAGAGTCATCTGGTAGACGTAAATGGATATGGGAACTTCCAGTAACATGTGATAACTGTAAGACAACACTGGAAAGGGTATTTGTAGATACTTATACTAAAGACGGCAAATGGATGAACCTGTGCCTTGATTGTCACGCTATCATGGGTACAGGTTATGGCCCTGGCAGGGGTCAACGGTATAACATAAACACAAGAATGAAGGAGGTAGGGTAACATGTGTTGTGGTGATGATGATGATGCGTACTGCGAAGGATGTGGTGAAGATTGTAATTGCTGCGCTAACCACGTAGAAGAAGAGGATGAGCGCGATTGGTTAGAAGAAGGTGATAATATTAGTGAAGAGTGGTGGGATAGCTACGATGAATGATGTAGTCTATAAACAAAAGGTATTTCTGGCAAGGGTGTGTGAGTACCCCCCAATGAGTGAAGAAGACAGAGAAAACTCTATCGAAAACTCTATGGATGCACTTACGCTATTTACTAATTGTATGAGGGAAATTAAGAAAGGAGATGAGTACTACAGTGACGTTAGGAGTGCTGTTATATCATCAATGCTACAGTTGATTGATATATGGTTAGCTCAACCAAATGAGACTTGGTATAGTCTCGAACAACTGCTGTTAAAACGTATATCCGATAATACGACTTTAATTGAAAGGGCATCAAAATTATGATTACTAACCCCTGTACCATTAGCTATGTAAAAGTGTTCAAACCTGAACCAAACCCCTCTGGCGTTATGAAACATTCCTGTCAGTTGCTTATTGATAAGACCGACACTAAGGGCGTTGAAAAGGTAAAGACTGAGATTGCCCGTGCTGTTACCCGTGGTAAAGATAAGAAATGGGGCGGTAAGGTTCCTCCGTTTAAGAACCAACCATTGCGTGATGGGGATCAAGAATTGAAGGATGGGCTTGTGACTGACCCTATCTATAAAAGTAAGTTCTTCTTGAATGTTACTTCTAATGAAGATCAGCCTCCGGGAGTTGTGGACGTACATGGTGATCCTCTTATGGATAAGTCTATGCTGTATTCTGGTTGTGTAGTACGTGCCGATATAGCTGCATTTCCGTTTAAGCAAAGTGGGAATAACGGTGTGGGCTGGTACTTGAACAATATCATGCTTATCAGTGATGGCCCACGCTTGGATGGCAAGATGAATGCAATGGATGCTTTCAAAGAGTTTATTGAGGAGGCTAAAGAAGTGATGGAGTCCGACGACTTGACATAACAGATACGGAGTACCGGGCTTAAGCCCGGTACTCCTAATGAGGTAAAGTATGAAAAAGATAGAGAGATTTATGGTAAAGACTTTAGAGTATCAAGGTCCGTGGTTCTTTTTCCATAAGGTTATCATAATCTACGGTACTCTATTCGTATTTCTGTTTACTCTTAACCATATGATTAGTGTTAACATAGCTCTGCTGCTTCTATTTGTTGCTGGTGGTATACATCTGGTATTGCTATCTATATTCCTTCATTATAGAAGAGATGTACTGCTGCATATCGAAGATGAAGAACTTAAAGAAGAAGCACATGATATTATGTTACGTATAATTAATCAAAGGAGTAAAGTATGACATTGGCGCTTATAATATTAGTTATTCTTAATGTTGTAATTGGTTGTCTTAACTTATGTATTAATAATACTAAATTTGGGATAGCAAACTTAGTAATAGCTGCTTCCGTGCTACTTGTTTTAGTAGATAGAATAATTAACAGGTTTTATATGGGGTAAAGTATGAACTACAAAATATCAACTATACCAGAGCTAATGGCAAGACTTAACACCCCACGTATCTGTACCCGTTGTGGGGACACCATCAAGAACTCAACCAAGCATGGCAGGGATGGTAAAGATTCTGAATTGTGCGATGTATGTTATTGGAGGAAACGGGCTGAACATTTTAGTAACCACGTGTCAGCACTCATTGACAAGATTATGACAAAAACTTGTGCATGTGGCACAAGTTTTATACGGTGTAAGCCTATGGCGTCTATGGAGGATGACTATTGTTCATGGTTATGCTATGAAAAATACGCAAGGCGAGTGGATATAGATGAAAATTGAAGCATTTAAAATATACCGTATAAAGGATGGCATGTGGAGAGAAGTAGATACATGGGTAATAAGATATCAACGGCTTGATCCACTTGAAACGGTATATGAAATGCGCTGCGATATATGTAATCAGACTGCGACTTGTCGTTGTTATTTAGACTCAACAACTAATAAACCTGTCTATGATATAGACGATTGTGGGTGTGGATTATAGGGACACAAGTACTCTTAATTACACTACGGGTTAATACTATGTTGACACAAGAAAGATTAAAAGAGTTATTGTACTACAATCCTGAAACAGGGGAATTTAAATGGAGGGTTGTGCCATCAAACAGAAGGGTTAAAAGATTGACTATAGCAGGGGTTGTGGGTGGTGATGGTATACGTAGAATACAGATAGATAAACAACTACACACTGCTAAACGGTTAGCCTTTCTGTATATGAAAGGCGCTATGCCAATGGTTAAGATCTTTTCGTTAGACGGCAACCCTGGTAATACTAAATGGGGCAACTTGGTATTGAATGCTATGTACCATCCAAAGTATAGGAGGGATAATGAGGAATATAATAGACTTTGAAACTTACAGTGACCTTGATATAAAGAAGGTTGGGCTGTACAAGTACGCCGAACACCCATCATGCCGTATTCTGTGTATGAGCTATAAGAAAGATGATGGAGAAGTACGGTTGTGGACACCTGATATGCCACAACTACCACCATTAGAGGGTGCTATATATGCCTTCTCTGCTGCGTTTGAGCATGCTATATGGAATATTGTAGGGCATAGGGATTATCCTGATATGTTTCCCTTAATCCCTGTATCACGTTTTGTTGACATAAAGGCCATATGCGCCCGGTATCGTTTACCTCAGAACCTAAAGCAAGCTGGTATTGCCTTAAAGTGTGATACAGAGAAAATGGCTATAGGTGAGCAATTAATAAAGGTATGCTGTACACCCCTTGGTAATCCTACACCAGAGCATTTTGCACAGTTATACGAGTACTGTCGTGTGGACACGGAGGTAGCTTATCAGATTATACAGAAACTACCTGCTGATCACTTGACAGAAAAAGAGCAGAAGTTATGGGAATTGACGGTACGTATAAACAAAAGAGGGATACCGATTGATATAGAATCGGTGTATAACATACTTAAATATCTTGCAGTGTATATGGAGGAAATGAAAACAGTCTTACCAGAAGTAACTAATGGCATGGTAAAGACCGCAGGACAAATTCAAAAGATAAAAGAGTTCTGCTTATCCCGTGGTGTAGATTTGCCTGATCTTCGGGCCGATACCGTTGATGAGTACTTAGATAAGGGTTTACCAGAAGATGTTAAGACGGTGTTAGAGATACGTAAGATCATGGGCTTGACTTCTGTTAAGAAGTTCATAGTCATGAAGGAGATGTATAATAAGGGCGTAGTGCAGGACTGCCTTGTGTACCATAGGGCAGGTACAGGTAGATGGGCAGGACAAGGATTGCAGTACCATAACTTACCAAGGGCAAAGGTAGATAATCCCGAAGAGTGGATAGCAAAGTTCAACAACAAAGAACCGATAGAGAAGCCTATAAAGATAGCTAAAGCCCTTATCAGACCTATGATATGTGCGCCAGAAGGCTATAAGTTGATGGTAGCTGACTATAAGTCTATAGAGAATAGGGGCTTAGCTTGGCTTAGTGATGATCAGGATGCTCTACAGTTGTTCAAGGATGGCCGGTGCCAGTACTCCGATATGGCGGCGTTCCTGTACGGTGTGCCAGTTGAGAGTATAGAGCATAAAAGTCCTGAAAGATTCATGGGTAAAACTATTATCCTTGGTTGTGGCTACCAAATGGGGAAGGAGCGTTTCCAAGGTACGGCTAAAGGGTATGGTATTAATATAACTTTACAAGAGAGTGAATTAGCTGTCAAGGCCTACCGTGCTAAGTACCCGAAAGTGGTGCGCCTTTGGAATGAGTATGTTACCGCAGCAATGGCGGCGGTGCGTTATCCCGGTAAAATGTTCATAGTGGGTAAGTGTGAATTTAGAAGTGTATCAGATAGAACTCATCGTAAGTGGTTAAGAATAACTTTGCCATCTGGTAGAGGTATGATGTATGCTAATCCTGTCATAAAGGATTCTGATTACGGGGCGGTAGTTAAGTACAAAGGCATAAACCCTACCACCTATCAATATACTGAGATAGCATTAACGCCTGGACTGATAACAGAGAATATATGCCAAGGTATGTGCAGGGATATACTGTCCGAGGGTATGCTAACTATTGATGAACATTTACTAGAAGTAAAAATAGTACTCTCAGTACACGATGAGATAGGTGCTTTAGCAAGAGAAGAGTATTGCACGGACCTTATATTTTCACAATTTAAAGGACTAATGTGTATCACACCAAAATGGGCTGAAGGTATGCCTATTGAAGCTGATGGTTACATGGATAAGAGGTATAGAAAGGATTGATATGGACTTCAAACTTGAGGATAAAACTGATATCATTGATGTGGAAGGCATAATGGCAGGGTGGCATACTCTAAGCAAATTCTTATATGAGACTAAGAGTGTTAGTAATTGTATGAAACTTGTGGAGTATGAAAGAAGAAACAAGAATAGGGCTTTTATATTAGAGAGAATAACATCACGTATTGTTAACCTTGGGTCAGTACAAATAAGAAAGTGGGTGAGAGATGGAGCTACCGAAAGTGAATGGGTTGAAGGAGAAAGATATAGAGGCGTATCTGGTGAAAAGGGTGAAGGAGATAAACGGTAAAGCATATAAGTTTTCATCTCCTATGCGCTCTGGCGTACCAGATAGAGTATGCGTATTCGATAATGGCGTACTTATATTTGTAGAGTGCAAACGTCCTGGGGCTAAGCCAACACCACTACAGCAGAAAGAAATGAACTTCTTAAGTGATTTAGGGCATTTAGTAACTTGGGTTAGTAGTAAAGAAAGTATAGATAGTCTTATTAAAACTGTATTCAATATGATAAAATCTCGCGATCATATGAAACAATTACTACAATAAAGGTGCCTATGAAAGTCCTAAAATCACTAAATACGTGGGCGTATTGCGTTTCTGGAAAACGCCCGGCTATAGGACTATCATGTAGTAGTGAGCCTATATCATATGATAAGGCCAAAGAGATTGCAGAGAAAACAGATCAGCATTATGGGCTTATCTTTAAAGAGGATAGTGAGTACATAGGATTTGATATAGACGTAGATCCGGACGGCTCTAAGACCAACTCTACTACATCTATACCACCGGCTGTATTATTCTTTCTGAAATGCCATCCTACTCATGCGCATTACTCACCCTCTGGTTTAGGGCTACACTTAGTCTATAAACTTACGCCAGAAGCGCGGGAAAAGTTAGAAAAATACGGATGTAAGCAGGGTGCAGCATCCATATCGAAAGACGATCTATATAATGGCGATTGGAGGTACAAGAAATGTTTCTTAGTGTTCACTGAGAACTTGCACCCTTTATCAGCGGATACAATAGCAGAGTTAAGTATAGAGGATATTCTTGACATAGTACCATCTATAAAACCAGAGAAGCCTGTAGAACTACCAGCAGTACCAGGCAAAGAATTAGCAGCTATAACACAAGTACCACCTTTGTCTTTTATAGAGAAGTGCTTAGAGAATATACCAGCGGCATTTAACAATGCCGCAGAAAAGGCATGTAATAAACTATCATGGTTCAAACCAAAATCAGACTATGATTATTGGCTATTGGTTGGGTGTGCTTGTTCCCATCATGCTATACTATTAAATAGATGTGGCCGAACTGAGGACTCCAAGAAAGTGTTCAATCTGTTCTTGGAGTGGTCTAAACGTGATACTACTGGCTTTGTATCAGAAGAAGATGTACGTAGCAAGTATGAAGCGCTATTACGTAGTACTGAAGAGAAGTTAGCCAAAGGGGAACACGTAACAACTTATGGTACATTAGCACTAATAGCAAAGGAAACAATAATAGAGTTTCCTGATATGATTGTCAATAAGAAAGGGGGCGTTAGGCCGGATCCAGGGTCTATCCGTAATCTGCAATTCCTGTTTGAGTATGATGGGTTAGAGATGGTGTTTGACCCTATGGGTGGTGGTTTATGTATTAAAGGACCAGAGAAAACTATACTTGAATGGTTTTGCCCAAAAACGGACTACTTAGCCATGCGGCCTACTGGCTATTCCCAAGTCGCCAGTATAGTTGATATGTCAGTACGAATGAGGGGGTATATGCAAGATAGATATAAATACTCAGTATCTTCTGGACAGGCAAGGGATGCAGTAGACTTCTTTTGCCAGAATATGAAAACCGAGAATGCCTTTAAAGCATGGATAGAATCTGCGCCTTGGGATGGCGTTAAAAGATTTGAATCTGTATGTAATTCTATAACAGTACCAGAGTTAGAGCTGGAACATAATGAAGTGTATGTATCATACATAAGGAAGTCCTTATTGTCGATGATAGGCATACACTTCTGGCCGGAGGATTCACCAAAGATATCTGCTATGATAGTGCTTATAGGACCGGAATACACTTATAAGTCATCATGGGCAGAGTGGCTTATACCAAAGCACATGGGCAATTATATAGCTACTGCGGACGTTGAAACAGCTATAGCCGCTGGTAAAGAGTGGATGATGTTCTTGTCTACTAAAGCCGTAGTAGTTATAAATGAATGCGAACCAATGTTTTCACCACGGTATGAACAGAAGATAAAGAGCAGTGTAGATTCAGAGAGTGTTACGTATCGTGACCCGTATGCAAGGCAAGTGCTATCTCGACCAAGGACGGCATTGATCATTGGTACAACTAACAAGACTAATCTATTCACTGGTAGTACTGGTACAAGAAAAATTTGGCAAATACCAGTGAAAGAATGTGATTCAATGCTCATAAAGAATATGGACCTACAACAACTATATGCGGAGATATATGATATACTAAAAAGATTTAAAGAGCGTAATCCTGATGCACTTATACAGTCAGCATGGGAACAGACTCCGGCTGATAGGGATAAGACTAACAGACTTAACGCAAGGCGTAAGTCGCAAGACTTAGGGGTATTAGGGCTACTAATTGAGCGCTTTGGTCATTTCCTTGAGCGTGAGTTCAACCCTAAAGATTTTGTAGGCACAAGAGGCGTAGCATTACGCACTGGTAAACCGGGAAGTCTGGATAATACTCCTAACGCATGGACTGTATCCTGCATGTTAAAGTTTCTTAAATATGAATTTCCAGAGGATAAAGTAGACCGATCAGGAGTGAAGTATGCGTTAGAGGAGTATGCTGCTAACTTTACTGGCTCAATCCATCATCCAATTAAGCCATTCGATGATTTTGTGTTAACCGAAAGAGGACGTAAATCAGTAATAAGGGGTAGGATAGAGATGGGACCATCTAACTATTACTACTTAATGCCAACACCACTTAATATTTATGATGACAGCGGGGAGGTAATAGAATGACATTAGCGCCGAAGAATGATAAAGAAGAGGCCAAACCAAGGGCGTCTTTGTTACCTATGGATGTGCTTATTAAGTATGTATGCCCTGCGTATGAAGAAGGTTGCATAAAGTATGAAAGGGAATCATGGAGAAGGGGATTTGAAGTATCTAAAATGGTTGATGCGGCGTTTCGGCATATAATATCATTCTACTATGATAAGGAGGACTATGATAAAGACGCCGAAAAAGTAGGCGTTAAGAAGCATCACTTGGGAGGGGCTATATTTTCATTGTTAGCTATATTACATACTATAGATAAGGGTATTGGAGTAGACAATAGGAGGGTAGAATGAAATTCACTAAACGTACTAAAAAAGGTTGGGGCTATATCAATTTCTATAATCCTTTTAGTGGTATGTTCCGGTTTATGAATGTGCTTACAGAGGGTTCTCGTAGATTCTATATTAAACTGCCTGGGGTTACTATTATACTTTTTAGATGGAGGAAAAAATAATGTCAGAACATGCCGAATGCTCGCCGTCACAGTTAAAACGTGTAATCCTATGCCCTGCCAGTAGACGCATGGTAAAAGAATACAAGGCTAAATCCTCTTCTGTGTATGCTGATGAAGGAACGATGCTTCATGGTGTAACTACATACGAGCTAACAAAACTCTATAGACCTGATCTGCATGTGGAAGGTAGTATAGGAATAGCCCTAACCACGGAACAGAAGGGCTGTATAAACGACTGTCTGGAATATGTGGAATCGCTTATGCGAGAACTAAAACTCGTATCAGAAGTCAAGTCGATAGAGTTTGAAACATTTACAACTCTTAATCATTTGAGCCTACCCGAATGTTCTGGTATATCTGATGTGATAATACGCTCTACCAATAGGGTTGATGTTATTGATTGGAAATTCGGAGCAGGGATACCTGTGTATGTTGAAGAGAATACTCAACTCATGGCTTATGCCCTTGGCGCATTGAATGAAGAACATAAAGTGGTACTACATATAGTACAACCAAGGCTTGATTATGCTACCTCATGGAGTACCAACAAAGACTATCTTATGTATTGGTACGGTGACGTACTTAGGCCAGCTATACTTGAATCTCGTAATACTGATGCTTCTTTCAATCCTGGTATAGACCAGTGTAGATGGTGTGTTGGGCCTATATGTAAAGCTCGTGCAGACAATATACACAACATGGCAAAAGATATATTCAAGAAATATATCGAGCCAGAATGTACTACTGTACCAGTGGCAGAACTTATGCCACTGCTTGATAAGATAGACGAAATTAATGCTTTTGCTAAAGACCTCAGAGCAGAGGCACTCAAGGCCGCTATGTCACCAGAGGGGTTGATAGGGTATAAGGTAGTAGAGGGTCGGTCATTGCGTAATTGGGTAGACGAGGATGCAGCACGAACATGGCTGATGGATAAGACCGAATCAGGGGAAGCACCTTTTAGTTTTGAGGATCTATTTAAGACTACATTCCAGTCCGTTGCACAGATAGAGAAACTGGACAAGAATCTTAAGAAAGATGATGAGTTCAACAAACTATGGGCTAAGTCTACTGGTAATCCTGTACTTGTGCCAGACAATGACAGGCGGCCAGCTATGAACAAACTTAGTGCTAAAGAAGTGTTCTCTAAATATGTGGAGGTAAAGTAATGGAGATCATGCAGTGTAAGTCCTATAGTCCGACTAAGGTAGAGTATCCTGTCTATGGGCAAGTAAAGATTGATGGTATCTTTGGTAGATGGGATGGTAAGACTAAACAATTCTATACCAGAAGTGGCAATATCGTAACTGGCCTTGAACATCTACAAGAACAGTTGAGTATATTTCCTGATTATGATGGCGAGTTAAAGATACCAGATGTGCCATTTCATACTATGAGTGGCATGCTAAGAGGACCAGAGAGTACGCCTGATTGTGTGTTCTATGTATTCGATGCACCTTCAGAATCAGAATATGTAGGAGGATTTCGCGTAAGATATAAAACATACATGAATGAGCTAAATGGGCATAAATTATCACATGTTCATCCCTTAAAGGCACACTTGCTTACTAATAAAGATGAACTGGAAGCATTTGTAGAGAAAGTACTTACAGCAGGGCATGAAGGAGTAGTTATAAAGTACGCACACTCTACTTATTATGGTGGCAAGAAATGGCAAGTCCAGAAGATAGTACCAGATAAGAAAACAGAGTGTAAGATAGTGGCAGTGCTTGAGGGTAAAGGAAAACTGCAAGGCATGATGGGCGCTATGATAGCAGAACATAATGGTGTAGAAGTGAAGGTAGGTATGGGCGTTGGTCTTGATAACAAGCTACGAGAGAAGATATACCTATATCCTGACGACTACATAGGCAAATATATAACAGTGTCTTATAAAGATGAGCTACCATCTGGTTCTTTACGTCAACCAAAATTTATAGGATTTAGGTGGGATATATAATGGATAAAGCAGTATATAAAGCTATACAAAAGGCATACAGGAATGAGATAATGCCATACTCTATCTATATAGGCTGTATATGTAATAGAATCCTTATAAGTGTAATAGAAGGAACATATACAGGCTTTGACTATGATAGAGTAGCTACGGCATATGCTCAAGATCGTATAAATGCTATAACTAAATACTATTCAAGACTACTAAATAAACTACGTGAGGTATAAACTTGAAACTTAGAGCATGTCAACATCGTGGTATTAAATTTTGGTTGGATAATCCAAGAGCATACTTCGCAGCGGATATGGGAACAGGCAAAACTGCCATAGTGTTACATGCTCTACATAAAATCAATAGACCGGCTTTAGTAATAGCCCCTCTAAGAGCAGCATACACTACTTGGCCAGATGAGATTGCTAAATGGAATTTGCCTTTGTCATATGCTATCATACATGGTAAGGACAAAGTTAAAGCCATAAATAGCAAAGTGGATGTGTATATAACTAATTACGAGTCTATTCCTTTCATCTATAATACGATGGCAGCACTGGTAAAGGCTAAGAAAAAACCACCGTTTGATATATGTGTCTTAGATGAAGGGTCTATGGTTAAAGACCCTTCTACTAAACGATTTAAATATTTAAAGGCTTTAAGAGTATTATTTCCTACATATAGGACAATTCTTAGTGGCACTCCATCACCTAATTCATTATTAGAGTTATGGTCACAATATACTTGGCTAATAGATGAACCTATATTTGGGTCATTAACAGACTATAAATCAACCTATTTTTACCAAGACCCGTTCAAGGCTTATACTTATAAGATTAAGCCAGAAGAAGAGGAGGAGATATATAAGAAAGTAGCCCCGCATACATTCAGATTAGACGAAAGGGATAGTGTAGACTTACCGCCTATAATCTACAACACGCTTAAAATAGCCTTACCAGATAAATATAAGGAATTGTATAATGAGCTACGCGAGGACTTGATCCTAACCATAGGTGATATTGATCATGTAGCCTTCAATGCAGCATCACTCAGCCAGAAGTTACGCCAATTTCTACAGGGGTTCTTATATGGTATTAATGCAGAAGGAGAAAAGGCTACTACTGAATTACACACTCTCAAGCTCGATAGACTTAAAGAAGTGGTAGAGGAAACAGGACAGCCTATATTGTGTGCTGTTCAGTATAAGCATGATGTAGTTATGATTCACAAGGCTTTTCCAGATGCACCTGTTATAGCTGGTGGTACGAGTGCAACGGATGCTACTAACTATATAAGGCAATGGAATAGAGGAGAGATACCATTACTATTATGCCATCCTGCTTCTATGGGCCATGGCGTTAACCTTCAATCTGGTGGACGGTGTATAGTATGGTATTGCCTACCTTGGAGTTTAGAACAGTATCTACAGTTTAACAAAAGGATACATAGATCAGGGCAAGTAGGTACAGTAGTTATCAATCATATTCTAATTGATAAAACTATTGATAACTATGTCGCTCAGGTATTAGCAGCAAAACAGTTTTCAATGCAGAAACTATTAGACTATCTAAGGAGGGAGACTAATGGAAACACGTACAAGTAAGTGGGATGAAAGGATGCTTGGGTTAGCCCAACATATAGCCCAATGGAGCAATAAGACTAATAAGGTAGGATGTGTTATAACTACTCCCGATTTTGGTGTAGTAGGTACAGGTTATAACGGCTGCCCTGATGGTAGTAGCATATTCAATAAGATCAAGAATACAGAAGCAGCTTTTGCAATGTTTGATAAATCACTGTGCGCGGAGTTAGTGGCTATTATACAAGTGCCTAATATAGCAGGATGTAGGGTGTATGTATACGGTGGCCATCCATGCTCCAGTTGTGCTACTATACTATTACGTAAGCAGATAAAATTTATATACTGCCAAGAACTACATAAGGATAACGCCAGTGAAAGTGAAGAGTTAGCATCATTACTACTTAAAAACTTCAACGGTTTAATCTATAAAACATATACGCTTTAGTCTTTAAGATACTGGACAAAAAAGCCCTTCCAGTTTGCCACTGGCAGGGCTTTTTTGGTTAGGCCAATACTTGAGTATGGGCTTAAAAAATAGGTGCCTAAAAATCGAAATAAAAGTATCTGATTTTATTAGTTAATTCCAGCTACTTCTGCCAAGTCGTCCATCCATGCGTCAAACTCAGTCCTATCAAACAATACCGGGCCAAAAATATAAGGGTAATTATGCACACTTACCAAGGCTATATAGTCTCCCCAAACTATAGGCTTTAATCCATGCCCATCATAAGAATGCGATGGTACACCACAAGTATAAGGTAATACTATGCGCACAGGATATCTTTTGGATATCTGTACTAATGCTCCAGTTGGTTGTACTATAAATCCTCCTATACTTACACCATTAGAGTTTTTATAACCACACATAAAGTAGAAAGAATACCCATCATATATTGTTGTCGGTTGTGATGTAAAAACACCATTTATTATAGAAAGCTCACATTCTAAACCGCCAGTTTGAGTTGTGGAACGTAATTTTAAATTACCAGAACCGGGGGATACTCTTTGTATTAAAGAAGAACCCCCGACTGATACTTGTGTTACCCAAGCAGCAGTATAAGAGGCTAATGGTACAGCATTACCTATATTAGTTATAGTTCCAGCACTGTTAATAGAAAATGTATAATACGTATAAGGCGAAGTTCCTGTATCTACTGCCACGCCGTATATAATATTATCTATATTATCATAGGTAAACCCAACCCATAAGTCACAGTTTGCATGTATAGATGTTACAGCTTTTGACCAAAGTAGTACATTAGCGTTTGAATAGTAATATAGCGTAGTTTCACCTGTATAGGGTAATTTTATATAATCACCATTACCAGCAAAACCAGGTACTATATCGGCTAAACCAAAGGATGAACTTGCTTTTGACCCTAATACAGCCGGTGATATTGTTGGATATAGATATCCTGTGTTAACTTGTGGGATCTTACTGATTAATTCTATAGTCATTTACATTCTCCAATCATCCACACCATTAGAAATAAACCTTACTATAGTGCTGCGTAACATATTAAACAATACTTGAGTATCCGTACCGCCTACATCAGATATTGTATCTGTACCAGAACACTGCACCATTGGTGTTTGCGCTCTATACTTATCTGTTATCTCTACGACAAGCCAGTCATTTGCTCTTACTGAATCAGCAGCAGGTAGAGTATATGTAAGGCTATCAGTTATTTCATTTATAGCATTAGCTTCAAGTGTTTGGCTACCACCAGAAAAAGAGAACACTGCTACAGGCGGCATAACTGGAAGCCATTTGGACCCATCATCCTCATAAGGATTATAGCCCACATTGTTAGCAATAAGAGATCTATATAAAGTGCCATCTGTGTATGCTACAGTTTCATATTGCCCATACTCAACGGCTACATCCCACATTCTTTGTCTACTTGAAGCCCACCAATCACTATTGGTAAAAGGATCTTTGTTACTATTGGAGTCTTGTAAACTATAGTATATACTGCCATCAGTAGCCTTTACTATATCGCCTAAAGCATATATTTTTATGGCATTCCAATAGCTGATGAACTCTATTCGTTCCCACTTGGTAGGGGCTAATGTGGGATCATTACCCTGGTTATTCTCTACTAGAGATCTATAGAACTCATCCCTGGTAGAGTTTAACACAATATGATTTATAGAATATACTGATAATACATCCCATTCTATGAGAGGGGTATCAAGTATTGTTGGGCCTACAGGATCAAACTGTTGAATTTGCGTTCCGGGTCCACTGAAAATCGCATCGCTATAAAACGATGTGACCCTATAAATTCCACTCCCGTAAACATTAGGACATCTGCCAGAAGCATCTAATTGAAGAGGGTTTTCATTAGGTGTAGTTTCTTCGGGATCAGAATATGTATCTTTTTCAGTATTGTTTGTACCACTCTCAGTGAAATATAGCCATCCATTAACTAATGGATCACCAGCATTATCAAAGAACTGTGTAAATGCGTCTATTATTCTTGCCATTTTTTCTGATCTCCTGCAAAATCTGCTATACCTAAAGCAGCAGCAAATGAAGGCATCTGACGTTGTAAAAAACCCACCGTAGACTTTATCTCTGGTTTAGCTGCTATAGCCGCAGCAATAGCTTTCTTGTTACCTTGTTTCTGTAATAGTGTTCCTATACTCTCAGCCAATAGCGCACTTGCCCCGGCTTTATTTACACCAGGAACCCCACTAACAGTAGCAAGTACTGAAAGTAGTCTTGTGCGTTGAAGTAGATATAGTGCTTGCTCCATAGGCTTTTTAGGTACTTTAGTAGACACAATACCTGCTGGCATTGTGAGGTCTTTAGCTAATGACTCAAGTTGTCTTAGTTCTCTGTATATATCTGGTCGAGTACTAAAGATTAACTTTAATTTATTTTCCCCTATCTGGTTAATGCGATCAACAAAAGGAACTGTACCAAGTAGCTTACCTGTTTCCCCTTTACGAGTCTCAGCCTTAAATCCTGCCTCCATGATATCAGTCAGTGTAGCAGCTTGTAAATTACCAATAGCCTCCCGGCCCTCTACTCCCATTTTCTGTGCAAGATTAACTACTCTCTGTAGCCGTTCAATAGGCTTATTCGGCCCAACGATATCATTATATACCTGACTCGCTTCGACTACTGGCTCAATAGTGCCTGGCTTCTTAGCAATAAGTCTACCCAATGTAGCATGAGGGTCAAGTTCCGTTTTAAGCACTGTAACAGTTTTACGGGCTTCTAAAAGCGTGTCTAACGCTCTACCAGATAAGCCAGCTTGTTTTGCTATACCTACTATATCACTTGCTTCATAGTCCAGCGCTTCTCGTATAGGATGTACGAATGCTTCAGTAGCTCCGGATTTATCGGCACGAGCAGCTTGGTTTAAGGCTGTTCTAAAATCATCAAAATTTTCTATAGTAAGAGGCTTTACTTTTACCCCTCGTTTTGCCAACAATAGTTTAGCTTTTTTAGATGTATCTATGCCAAACTCAGCTAATGCCGCTTGCACTGATGCTACATTATTTGTTTTTATAGTCTTTACTCTATATAACATTCCTGTATCTGGTATAGCTGCTCTTATTCTATCTGGTATAATAGGTATTTGATCTATACCGTCTGTTTTAGCTTCTGCTGCTGCTCTCTTATATAAATCTGTTTTTTTCTCCGATAGTAATGTTTTACGACTTTCAATTACATTTTTAATACTATTACCAGTCTGTTCTGATACACCTGTTCTACTAATATTCTTCTGTAGTGCTTCTTCATAAGCACTACTTTGTGCAGACCTTACGGCTTTAATTAACTCACTGCCCTCTTCTGTAGATTGAACCATTTTAGCTTCAAAAGCCCTATCAGCAGTCTTTTGGGTAACATCACCTTTTAACGCAGGAATACCGGCATCTTTAAAGTTAGCTGCTCTTGCTAACTGTTCTACGTCTGTACCGGGTTTAGCTGTCTTTATAAAGTTATACGCTTCTTCTGATAAGTCATCAAATGATAGGCCAGCTTTATCAAGTGCAGCTTGTAACTCTGGTGTAGGTAGTCCTTCAGCAGTTAACACTGCCCCCTTTGGCGCTCTACCAAGTACAGTAGATATAAGTCTGCCACCGAGTTTAAGTAATGGTGGCATAATAGCTTCTAGAGTAGCCCTACCAACACCGCCTACTACTGCACCAGTTCCTATATCCTGATTTTCTGCCTTTGATATTAATGCACCCTCAGCAGCACCTAATACCCCACCGACGCCAATACGAGCGATAGCAGACGGAAAAGAATTAGGTATCATAGCAAAAGGCAATGCTTGACCTACTGTCCTTCCTACACGAGTAGCTGTAGGATGCTCTCGTCTAAGAGCATCCATTGCTACTTGTGTATTTGGATCAGTAGGACCAAGTAAGCCTACTGCTTGGCCCATGCTTTCTATACCCTGTCCAACTGATATAGCACCAGCAGTAATTGACCCTATATCTTCTAATGTTTTTCGCTGATTAGGCAGCATAAATAATACGTCTTTCGGATCATATGCTGCCTTACCAGTTGGTTGAGGTATAGTAAATAATACGTCTTTCGGATCATAATTAGCCATAATTATTACCGTTGAGCTTTCATTAAATATTGTATCACTTGATCTCTGGTCATTCCATTAGCCGCCATTGTAGCTTGTATTTGCTTTTCAGTAACTTTACCATAGCCTGGAGCATCAAGTACTACTTGGTCTAATCCCGCTGGAGCTTGTATATTCTGTCTCGGATCAGGCGGCATTGCTCCCGTTGATGGCAACGGTTGCATACCCAAGTTATTTGGCATTTCAGTCGTGATAGCCCCAGGATTATTATCAATACCAGGTACACTATAGCCGCTACTAGTATTACCACTATTAACTTTAGCCGCCTTTTCACGTTTAGTCTGTTCCTCTTTATCAATAGCACGTCTATCCAAACTCTCTATAATTTGTGCTGGTTTAAGCCCTGTGTAATCTGGTCCTTCATACTGTCCTAATTGCATAGCAGTATAGTCATTCATAAGAAGATTAATTCTGTTATAATGCCTTTTTATCTCTGCTAAATTTTCCCTTAACTGAGTTGGACTTTGGTTCTGTTTAAGGGATCTAATACTGTCTTGAAGAGCCATAAACTCTACGTTAGTAGTACGACCCAGACCAGTTGCGCCGGATGGAGACATTGCCTTCATCTCTGCAATCTTATCAAGAGCAAGATTAGAATTTATAGACTTCAGTGTCTCAGCTAAATTAGCAGGTGGTGTGCCACCGGCCCATGTAAGCACACCGCCTATAGGACCAGCAGTAAAACTATTTACTTCGCCCATAGCTTTATCTATAAGATTTGTAACTTCATAAGTCTTAACTGCCATAGCACTTTGGTTAGCTACAAGACTCTGTTCTTTTTCTATTTGTTTATCTGATTGTGGCCCACCCTTTATTTTATGAAAACTATCAGTCTTTTCATCATACCGTAATCCCGGTGGTACTTTGCCCATATCAATATTTACACTGGAGCTACGGCTTTTCATAATCTCAAGTATCTTTTCAGCATATCTTGGATCGCCAGGAAATATACCCATACTTTCAACAAGTTTTTGTTCAGTAGGCTTCTCTTCATTCTTACCAACGGGTATAAAACCTAACTTCTGCCCAAACTTGATACCCTCAAGAAGTTTTTCATCCTGTTGTGGTTCAGGTAATTTCTTGATCTTCTCTACATTAGCGGCTAAATCAGCACGATTCATATCTTTGTACTTTTTAGATAGAGTATCTAAGTACTTCTTTCTATCCTCGCCTTGCAGAGCAAAGGCTGCTGCTACATCGTAAATTGAAGTCTTTATGGTATCAATAGCGGCTTTATTTTCATTAGAATTAATAGTCTGCAAACCTTTAGTGATATTTATAGCTTGTAGGCGATTCTCTAATGCTGCTTTCTGTTTAGCTGCTTCCTGATTCTGCTGTACTGCTGCCATCTGCATACCGCCAAAGATAGCCCCAGGTATATTAGCTACATAAGGATTTGCTAATTGATCTATTAATGACATAATTTAATCCTTTATAATACCCCACTGGTCAGTGTTAGAAGTGCTACTCGGTTGTCCTAAATAATACCCTAAACCAGATGCGGCTCCTTCTACGGCTCTACCAGCAGAATTATACGCACCTAAAGTACCAGCAGCTTGCGATTGCCCGGCTTGTGCCAGATAATTACCTTGGTTAGTAGCAGATTGAGTGGCGATATTACCAAGTAAAGTACCCTGCTGCATACGTAGATTAGCCTCACCTGTACCGCCTTGTAAGAGAAGATTAGATAGATTAGCGTTATACTGGTCATTAACCCCGGCTACGCCAGTACCCCACCCTATCTGGTTTTGTGCTCGTTGTTGATCTGCTGCCTGTATAATATTAGCTAAATTAGTACCACCTACCATAGAAGTATTAGCTAAATTACTGCCGGTATTCATAGCATTTTGTGATAGTGTAAGACCTCTATTAGCAGATAAAGAAGCAAGTTGTGTCCCAGCCCCGGTTTCAATACCAATCTGTTGACCCCTCATTGCTACAGTCTGACCGGCTAAACTAGTAATAGTATTAACTGCTAAATGTTGTCTATCAAATTCTAACTGTAGTAGTAGATTAGACCTATTGGCCAGGGCTTGCTGTCTCTGTGCTGCAAGCTGTCCTGCCACACCTATCTGGGTATTATATAACCCTGAGGCATTACCACCAAGTTGGCCTACTAACTGCCCACCAGCCATACCTCCAGCAGCCTGTATATTAGCCTGTTGACTGTTAGCAGCTAATCCCGGTTGTGCAACTAAACCTAAATTCTCGAGATACTGTTGCCGTTGTTGGGCTGCTATATCCACTGCTTGCTGTTGTAGTGTAGTACGAACTGTACCACCACCAAGTCCCCCTATCGCCGCTTGGTTGCGAAGCAGTGCTTGCTCTTCTCGTTGTCTCAACCATGATTGATCACTTGACTCCTTAAATTGTGAGTATGCTTGCGCTTGTGCCTCTGGGCCTAATGCCCCTGACATAGCTGCCTGCAAATCATAGGCGGCTTTACCAGTGGATGCTACAGGTTCAAGTGTACCTACAGCTTCATTAGTGCCACGCTGAATTTCAGCTAATCCTCTATCCTCATACCCTCTTAAAGTACCAAGTCCTTTATCGACCAAGCTATTAATGCCAGCCATAGAACTTGCTTCAGACTTAGCCAAATCAGAACTTAGACTACTGCCAGCACCCCCTGGCGAAGATGCTCTAAGCTGTCCCGCAAGTCCGGATTGAGCGCCGATACCAATAACACCTAATGCTCGTTCTTCTGCTGATCTAATATCAGCTAATCCTGCATTAGAGTACCCAATAGCACTTTCCTGGCCTCTTTGGATATCTCCTCGCGCTTGGTCCACATTAGAGTTTAACTCAAGTCTTGCCCGTGTTTCTGCATCTCCATAATCCTGTCTGGCTTGGCCTACACCAGTAAGACCTGTACCAGTTAGATTACTCGCATCACCATAGCCAAGTACTGCCCGCTGTGCGGCTAACGATCCTTCTCCTAACCTATAGTCCGCATTCTGCATAGTCTGGTTAAGGATAGTATTAGTATCTATATTACCAGCAGTAAGAGCATCTTTACCGTCTTGAATACCCTTTAAAAATGCCTGAAGCGCAGGATCGAATTGCGCTATAGCATCTTCACGGGCTTGACGTGCCGCTTCTGCCTGTAAATCTGCTGCATAGGTCTGAGCGTTAGCTGATGTTTTAGCCGCTTTTTGTGACCCATACGCAGATATAGCCCCACCTACTATTGCACCGCCTACTATAGCTGTTGCTACTGCTGACATATTAGTATTCCTTTATCGTAGGCTTCTCTATAGTTGATAGTAATTCTATCTCCTATAGTTCCACCCTTATACCCATTTAAGTTACGTTTTGCTACGTAATAAAGATCACCACTTAAATCAATAATTTCTGCCGTAGGCTCAATAGAATGCGCTATATAAGAGCTAAAAGGTGTCATTTCACCGTTTAATCGTGCAGGAGCAATAATCTCACACTGAAGAATACTACCTGTTACATATAGGCATTTACCAAGTATATCATGATCATATATGCCTATATTATACGTGCCGCACGGAAATGGCATATGATCTGCTTTATTTTGTTCTGCTGTTTTATCTTTTATAAACTCTTTATAATCTTCTATATCCCTTAATATTTGCAAGGATTCTGCTTGTAATCGTTCTTCTTCTGTAGCCATCCATACTGCACTTTTATCAAGAAAAGTATCTTCTAATACAGTAATATTAGTTTCCGTAGTAGGATATATGTTTAGCCAGGATACATCTTTAGATATGTATCCTACTTTTCTACCAGGTGGGGCTTCAAATATCATAGGAGCATCTAATATCTTTACACCTTCTTTAGATATGATATGTACTTGGCCTTTAAGGAATATATTAAGGTGAGTGGTTTTCTGATAATGCCCTATAGCAAATGTACCTGCTGGCATAAATACTTCTCTGATATACAGCCCATTAAAATGATGATGATAGACAGGGCAATCTACTTGCTCTTGTCTAAGCATCAATGACTCTAACTTATCTATGTTAGCTAATATTTTGAGAGTATCTAATTCATTCATACTAATACCCACCCTTTAGATCTATCACCAAGAAAATCAGAGTCCCGTTTTATATACTTAATGGCTCCTGCTATTCCATTTCTATCCATATACTCTTGGCCTACTTCTGCTATTATAGTGCCTTCAGGCGAACCACTGCCTACTATTACAGCTAACTTAGGTATCATATTTATGAAAGCCTGTAGGGGCTGTGTCATAATGCCTTTTGTAGTCACTATTGGGCGTGAAGGGTCTGGTGGTATTAATATCATGCCGCCTCCAATTTTATAATTACTGGTTTAACTGGATCACTGAGCGTAAACTTCAATGTAACACTTTTAGGGAATCTGCCATTAGCTCTCCATATAGCTCTCTGGCCATACGCACCTACTTTACCTATAGCTCGTCTACGCTCATATCCCCAAGTCTTACCATCTTTAGATGTAGCCATACTTATCATAGGATTAGGGCATAAGGCTGACCCTACACCAGCTTCCATAGTAAGCTCAATACGTGATGCTATAATTTCCGTTCTTTCGCTGGTAAAGGGTTGGATTGACACAGTTCTAATTATATCTGATCCGTATTCCTGATATTCATTAAGAGATAGTTCACCTATCTTACCACTTAAATAATCTCCAACCAATACAGTACCATAAGCAGTTATTATAGAAGAAGCTCTCCAGGCTGTAGTAAAACCATTAATCTTTGATCGTCGTTCATGCCATTTTAATGTGGATAGATCAAATACAATAGCTCTATCTGTCAAAGTAAAGCCAATGAAATATGATCCTGCTTGCGCGTAAGTCCAACCATGCGCTGTCTGTAATTCAATATCAGAGTATTTACTAAGCAGTATATCTATGGAATTAGAGGAGATTTTAATAAATTCATTATCAATAAACTGCCATATAGCAGGATTCTCATTCACTCCTCTACCTATCATAAAGAATGAGTTATTAGATTTTACCAGAGAGAATGGGGCTATACACCCCTTGTCGAGAAACAAATTGTTGCGTTGAAATGGAAAGTCATACCCACCTATATTAGCATAACCTTCTGTAGTTTGGGAACCAGTAATAAATATTTGGTTCTTTATCACAATAGGTGCTACTATAGTATCAGGGTCAGACTCAGCACTTGCAAAGTCTAAAGGCCACCATGACAACCCATCATTAAGTGCAGATACTATCCATTTTTTGCTATCAGTAGTAACAGCAAAGTAACCATCAATAAATACAGCATATTGTGGTGCTCCATTCGCAGTAAACCCTGCATCAGCTATTTGTTGAAAGGCAGGAGTAGCGCTCTCATCATAGATATACCCGTACCCGTCAGGGGCTAATATAAGGAGTTGCTTTCCATTATCGACCATCGAAACTCTACCAACGCCTAACACAGTCCCTAAAGATGTTACAGAGTATATTGATCTTGTACTTGTAGAAACTCTATTAAGACGATATAGTGTTTTTCCATTCACAAAATAGGGTATATCATTCTTAACATGCGCTCCACGATTACCTTGGTTTAGCTCTCCTGTTGTTAAGAGTTCTCGTATCCCAGGAGTGCCTATTAAAATTTCTTTTACATAGGTATCCGTATCAATCTTATGCACATACCAGTTAACACATTCCTGATGAGATACGGGTTTACTTATACTTGTATAGAACCCAGAGGTTATTGATAGCATTCCCATAGTACGCCTATTTGTTAACTGGAATAGGATCACCAGCAGTATCGTAAATAAGATTACCTGCTGTATCAGTTAAGTATCCATCTGTAGATGTGATAGTATCACTATCTGTGTCCTCATCTTCTTCGTAAGAGAAGAACTGATAGTCACCTGCTCCTACATTACCACTACCCATTGGTAATGTAGTAGGATAATACATATCAGATAGTTCAGTAGTAAGAATACGTAGTACATCTCTGCCATTTTGAGCTAAACTATTAATAGTATTAGATACTTCTTCATTTCTATAATGAGGCCATAATTCAAGAGCTAAATTATGAACTATGGCTTCAATAGCCCCATCTGGTACAGCTATAGTAGATTTAAGATTGGTGATATTTTTATACCCTACATCTATACCCCTAACTTTGAATCTTGCCATCATCCTATTAAGCACACGTATAGCCAACTGAGCCATAGGTGCCTCTATAGGCTCCTCTTCAGCCTGTACTTGGATCATTTGTAAGGCATCATATATAACGTAGTGTGCTAACTCAGACATAGCATATCCTATTTAAATACTAAAGTTACTGATAGACCTACTTGTGCTGGAGTTGTAATAGTAGTTACATCTAGATATATTCTATCAAAAGTTTGTACATCGTCATAAGACGTATTTATTACTTCATCATTGGCTCCATATTCATTATAAGCTATAGTAGTTCCAGTAGATAACATATTATTGCCACTACCAGATCTGGCTCTGTATACCATGATAGTAGTATTACCCGAGGCAGCACTATTTTGGTCTACAATACCAGCTACTACATCAACCAAATTCATACCATTCATCCAAGCGGGTACAACGAAAAATTTAACACCATTTAGTGTAGTAATAGTATCAGTGGAGTCAACAACTGTAAAAGCGTAGTTTACATAGCTATGATCATACGCCCAATTACTGCTAACTGGTCTTACTGTAATCGCATCAACTGGCGTATCATCTATAGAAGTTGAATCTATTAGATTTCTGGCATTACTACCAGAGTCCATAAAGGCTAATGCGCCATTGGTATACCCTGATACAGTATTGTCATATCTAAAATGTCCAATAACACTTGGCGCTACATCGCTGTTTTCAAGAACCAGTTTACCAAGATTAATATTGTTATTAAATGTCCAAGCGCCTGATATAGTTTCTGTTTCATCTTTTCTTGTAAACCCCACAGTTGAAAATGACGATTCAAGAGCAGCAACGAACTCAGAATAACTTAATCCTTCTACGGTATCTTCATCTACGAAAACAGCTATATCATTATCTTCTGGAGTTCCTGATGTATTTATCGATCCCCCACCTGCTGATCCATTAGCTGCCGCCGTAAGCCTACCATCGGCATCTACTGTTATATCCGCATTTGTGTAACTACCAGGAGTTACCGCAGTAGAAGCAAGTTGTGTAGGCCCAACTGCCCCAGTAGCTATTGTTAACGCACTATTACCAGTAACATCACCCGTATGAGTAGCATTAGTAACTTTAGTAGTGTTAAGATCAGCCGCAGTTTTTACTTCTGCTAAAGCCGTTTCTACATTAGAAGCAATATAAAGTCCACCAGAATCAGTTATAGAGACATTAGCTGCATTCTGATCACCTGTATTAGTGCCAGATAGATTACTGAGTTTAGTTTTCTCTGCCGCAGTTACAAAGAAGTCATCCACACCTTTAAGTGGTTGGTATAGCGAGTCCGCCTTGTATTTATAGTATGCAGACCATAAATCCGTTAAACGCACATTTTTAGTTCTGCCCTCTGCATATAATGCAGTATCAGATACGTCTTGGGCAAGCAATAGATCATCATCTGCCGGAGTATTAAGGTTAAGATATTGTGTCTCCCATCCGGCATAAGCTACACCAATAAATGTCACAATAATAAATAATTGAATTAAACATCGTTTCATATTAGTCTCCAAATGTGGCCGTACCAGTGGTAGAAAAAGCTGTATTGCCTGTAGTTCCAAAAATTGTTTTTATTATAGTTCCTTCAGATGATACTGTACCATATAATTGTTGTTCATCATAAGCCGATAATGAATCAGTTGCTATTATATTGAACAAATATGGACCTGCTGTTGGTGTAGTTATAGTATAATCACCATTCGATTGTACGCTAATCCACCCTGGTACAGTACCAGAAGTTGTCCATGTGTAAGGAGGGGTTCCGCCATAGGCTTGTAGTGTACCATTTATGGTCTGAGTGTCTACTAAGGGACCAAGAGTAGTAGTAGCCACTACTACTGATGTAGGCGTGCCGCCTGGAACTACATCATCATATGTGGCGTTAGCATCACCTACTCTAATTTCATCATAATATACTGTCGTATAGACTATATCATGGTAGCGCATGTTACCATACAAGCCTAATTTAAAGTATGGTCCTTTTACGTCATTATAGCAGTTACGTGCTGTAGAGTCTATGTCAAGATTGCCATTTATCCAAACTTTTAGAAAAGGGTTTTGGCTTGTAAGATACCCAAATCTAAATTGCATTACTACATTGTTCCAGGCACCTAAAGTAAGATTGCCTGTCTCATACGCTTCTGAACCACCTTGAGGATCTGTTAAATCACAAGCAGCAGCATGATATACTATACCGCCTTTATATTTACCCGTAACTTGATCAGTAGAGTAGTTTTCTAAAGTAAACATAGGATTGTTATACTGATTATCACAAGCATCTGCCGCACCATGAAACTGCCCATTTACCATCCAGTCGCCTGATCCAGCTAAAGGAAATACGTAATCAGATGGTATATAGATAGAGTACCCTACCCAATAAGTAGTACCATATAGAAAATTTTTAATCTGAGGTGAAGCGTTTATGCCACGTAAGATAAGTTCAACATTAGTTTGTGTACTTGGAGAACCGTATGGTGCCAATACAAATTTATAGCTTGAATTACCTGCTTTATGCTGTTCAGTAGATACTGTTAAACTATTAAGACCACCATTACCTTGAGCCAACCAATCATTTGAAGTATTCCACTGATCTTCGCAGTCGTCATATAGTAATATGGCTGCATTAACAGTGTTTATAGATAATAGAAATATAAATAAGGCACCTATAAGTCGTTTCATATTATTGCCCTTGTTTATGTTTATTAGTGTACCGCTTTATATCAAAACCTTTTACTAGCCGCCCTGTTATCAATGCGCTCAGAATAATAATAACAGAATCAGGTATTTCTACCAGCCTGCCAGTTTTAAAAGACAAGAATGCCCATATACCTACTACTACAGAATGCCATATAATAAGCGCAATTTTAGTGGAGGGTAATGCGTTTACCAATTCTGCTAATTCAAGCATAAATCGTGCCACAATATTCATCATAATAGTAAAAGTGTTTGAAGGGTGCCGGTAGACCCATTACCCGGCACCCCTGTTAGGCGTTGCTGTTAATTAAACCCCAAACCCCTTACCCGCGAAAAAGGGATTGAAGCAAGCGAACGCCGGGAGAATATCAAAACGGATTTTCTGCTGGTTCTTATCACCATCAGCATACCGGCTAACCCGCATACTAATGCCATCTGACGTAGTAGCAATAGTATCCGTAGAATACAGTTTAGGCAGTGCAATAGTAGCAAGGCCAAAAGCATCCTTATGGTAGAACAGGTTAGGCTGGTAAATGGTATTAGATGCCCCAAGAATAGTAACAACACCATCCTCTACAGGAGCAGCTTGTACCGTATTATACTGGCCACTGGCCTCATAAATAGCTGGGCCAGATACAGTAATAGTAGCAATACCACCACTAGTAGTTACGTCACCCGTTACGCACGACTGGCGGAACTTTACAGGATTACCATCAGCACCGATGAGTACTTTCTTTGTGCGAGGATGCACATAATAAGTACTCGTATACTCAAGCACGTCGCCAGGAGTAATAGCCGGGTTCTGACTTGCAGTAAGACCCTTGAGTGCGATAGTCTGCACATAGGTATCTTTATGGGCAACCCACGTAACAGTAGGACTTGCATTAAGCGCACCAATTTTATCAGCCAAAGTACCACTTGTCCAGTTGCTCATAGAGTTGCTGGTAAGTGCTCTAAGGCCAGCAAAATTAGCACTAATCTGTGCGTTTTCCCATGCAGTACGTACCAAGTTATCCGCTGCATCAAGACCAGTCTGAGCAGTAGACAATGCGGTTGCTACAAAGGGATTCATTACATAGTACTTCTCGCCAGCAGACGGCACACCAATAGCCTGCATAAGCGCACCCGCGCCCGCAATATCAGACCATGCATCCGTAGCCGTACCAGGGGTGCCATAAGACAGACTTGCATACTTGATCATAAAGTCACAAAGACTTGTTTCAAGCGCGATTACTGCTTCTTCTGCCGCAGGCGCAAGCAGTTCGGTAAGCTGATCCAGATTCAGAGCTTCTTCCTTATTAGACCACTCCATAGCAACCGTGATATAGTTCTGCACAGTCGCAGGGGCCGAACCAACAAGGATATCCGATTTAGTAGAGCTACTGATATCGCCCGCAGCAGTACTAAGAGAGTTATACTGCATAGGACGTTTAACGTATACAGTAGATCCAAATTGAGGCGTAAACTCACCCCTAAGTACAGCAGTATTTACTGTTTTCGACAAGACTCTGTTCTTCTCAAACGCCGACAAAAAAACTCTCGCCACTTTAGTAGTATTATTACTCGTAAGATTATTAGACATAATTTCCTCTTATTCAAATGTAGCCCCTTTGATTAAGGGGTCTATTCTGTCGCCCACACCTCTACCATCCAACGGTTTAGAGGGATCAGGGGTTCCAGATGTTTTTGGACGTAATTTCTGTGCTTCTGGTGTAAGTACATTACTTATACGAATAGCCGCTTGCATTGGACTCATGGAAGCTATATTATCCAATTCAGTAGGGTTATTCGCCAAGTACTTTACCAGTAGTGGACCATTAGGATCATCGAGAAGGTGCATTCGTAGATCATAAGACAGTCCAAAAGATGTTACTATTTTCTCATCCTCTTGTATTTCCACTGGGTCTAAGCCATACTTTACAACATTAGCTGAGTACTTTGATATTTTAGCGTTTATAATCCCAGCTTCTTTCTTCTGCTTTGTCTCTAAAGCCTCTCGTTCTTTATTAGCTTTTTCAGCAGCTACTACATCCCATTTAGCCGATTCTATGATAGCTCTATCTCTTGTAGCTATCAATAGATCATAATTAGGATCAAATTGATCCGGCATAGGAGGTATTTCTGGCTTAGTTTGTGGTTTAGCGATTCTATTAAACTCTTCTTTGAGTTTTTGTAGCTCCGCTTCTACTGCCTCACGTTTTCGACGCTCTTCCTGCATCTGAAAATGTTTTTTGTTAATGGCTTTATTAACCGCTTCCTGGTTAATAGGCCGCTTCTCATCATCTTCGGTTGCTGATTCCGATCCATCATCGTCCTGACTAATGGTTTGTACTTCGTCCTCTACTACATCTTGAGTTTCAGTACTTTGCAGCTCTGTGTCTTTTTCGAGTTCCATTTTGTGGCCTCATTGCCGCGATGTGTCGCGTACAGTTATTGGGTTTCTTGTGTTTCTTGTGTCGTTACTATCCTGTCAGCTTGTTGCACAAATGCTTCTTGGGATTGTTTGCCTAAAATAGCATCCACGCCCATAGCTTCACGCAATATTTTCAAAGTTTCTGCTTGAATCTTTACCTGTTCATCCATTGCACGTTGAGTAGCTAATGCTTGTGCCTGGATCTGTAGATCAGTATTTTGAGCACTTTCTGTTATTTTAGCTTGTAGTTTCTGAATCTCCAACGCCATCTTAGTAGATTGGGTATTCATTTCAGCTATTACTTTTTCCTTTTCCAGTTCAAACTTCTTATCCCGTTCAGCAATCTTACTTTGAATGTCAGCAGTATTAGCTTGTGCTTTCTCCGCTTCAGCCTGTGCTTGAGCTATCATAGCCTGTTCAACTGGTGTAGGTTTGGGTGGTTCTGCCTTTAACTTCTCTACTAATTGTCTTTCCTCATCAGTAAGCTGAGACTCTGGTATAAGTCCCGCCCTGACCATCTGGTCACGTTTTCTTTCTGCAATTTGAGCTATACCAGGTGCTTGAATATTATCAAGTAGTACATCTGATCCAATCTCAAGTATAGTAGGATCAACTGTAGCCATCTCAGTGATAGTTTTTACTGTTTCGCGCTGGCGATTCTTGAAAGATGGGCCAACGGTGCATACTACATCATATGTACCTACTGATAGATTATTTATTTCTTCTACTAAACCATTTTGGGTTACTACTTTATCGTTTATAGTCTCAAGTTTAACAGCACCATCTGGGCCAAGTAGTCGTACTTGTCGTTTAGTATCATAAACTTTAGGTATAGCCTTAACCAGTATGCGAGCAGTATGTGTAATAGCTAATCTATGAGAAGTAAAGTATTTATATGTACCATTATCACCTTTAAGTTGCAACTGCTCAATAGCTACACCAGATTGCAAACCAGGGTTATCACCCATATTAGCTTGGAATAGGCCAGCGGATACATTTATATCCTTTGATACGTCATCAGCTAATTGCTGTAGCCCAGGATTTATCTGTGACCCCGCTACTACATAAGGAGGTGGTACTCCATCAACATGGGTATAGAATTGTACAGGATCAGCATTTGTGTTCATGGTACGGAGTTTCTCTAACTGATTTTCCGCTTGCTGCACAGTCATCCAGTATTTTGATCTTGGCGCTAATGCTCCTTCTTCTATCTGTCTTGATTTGGCATAATTATAAACCCTCTGTGGATCCATAAGTTTTTCTACTGCACCCCAGTATATAACTTTATTCTCTACTATCTTAAAATTAGCATATTCTGGCACTACTGGTAGCATATCAAATACTGTTTTCTTAGAATCTGATATCCAACCACCACCATCAAAAAATCTTGAATGCACTGTAGAAACTTTACGCTCTCTGCGCCGCATTTCCACAATACCATTAGCCTTTAAGTCCTTCACCAGAGATTTGAACTTATCGTCTACTTCATAGACTGCCCCATTACTCATTAAAACGAGTTCACGAGATGTCATTTTCTTATAGAGAATCTCGCCAACAACAATACTCTCTTTTTTATTAAAATAAACCTCTCTTGTTAGCGCCTCATCAACTGATATATTAGAACCTTCTGGAAATTTTTTCTCATACTCTGGTAAAGTTAATGATTGCAGAATAAAAACATGATTAGCGTCTGACATATCCTGTTGTTCAGCATTACAGTCAAACCAAACTCGATCAATAAAATTACTGATCTTTTTAATTATAAGGTCTTGATCAAAAGTATTATCATCTACCCAATCATGAGCAATACGCCAACCATCCAAACCAGAGGACACAGCACCTCTGGCAGCAGCAGAATATATAAATTCTGCATTACTGATATTCTCAATATTACGAATTAGACCATCATAAGTAAGAGCTACTTTCTTAGAAGCATTACCGCCAGACTGTAGCACTGATATATCAAAGTTCGATTGCTCAATCTCACCTACAATCTGATCTACTACAGGATTACACTTATCGAATGTATATCTCGGCCTATTGGCAAACTTGGATACTATGCCAGGTTCCCATTGTCCATCCCTCTTATTTAGAAAATGGGTAGCCTCACGAGCAGCTTCTCTATTATCTACTTCAGCTTCTTGATCACGTTTGAGTACTTTTAATACGTCAGTATGATCTGAGTAATCTATTACCATAATGAGTCAAACTCCAAATTTATGCTTTGTGTAGTCGTAGTAGGCGATATTAGACACATAGCCAAAGCATCTGCTCGGTTTGGGGACTTTATCTTCATACGTTTCATTTCAGGTTTAGATAGTATCTGAATAAGTCCATTACCATTATGTTTACGAGGTATCCTACACACTTCAGCACGCAATGCAGCTAAATTATCTATCTTAGGGGATATAGAGATCATCTTATCAGGATCTACATAATCACCTTTAATAGCCCTATGTGTATTATAAAATCTATCCCGCAGATACCAGAAATATTGGGCACGTTTATTCTTAAATACTTCTCTGTTAGGACGCTGACGGGTTTTAGTGATAAATCCACTACGATCAAGATATAACTCATGTGGTCTATCAGGACCATCAGATCCTCTATAAATTTCCCAATGTACATGTTTACCAAGCAAAGCCTGGGATACTTGTCTTTTCAATGATAGCCCCATTCCATCACAATCCCAAGTGAACACATCCACTTGTTCATTTAAAGCTCTGTCTATGGCCCAATCCATAGCCTCATTAACATCACCTACTTTAGTAGTGGCTACATCAAGCACTACTGATCCGTGTCTTAGAGCTATTGCTTTTGCATCACCGCCCATATCAGCCGGGTCATGCGATAGTACCTTTATTCCTCTTGACTTAAACCCAAGTCTTTCATGAGCATTGACTGCATCTTCAAACCACTCCGTAGGAATGATCGCATCATCAACTGAGTCGTTATAATGGCCGAGCCAGATATGATTATAGAGATTGCGTGGCAAACGTTCGTAGTCTGCTGCGCGCTCTTGCTCCAACTCTGTAGGAAACCAGGGGTTATCATAATAGTTTATCCATATAATAAGATGTAAGTCATCTTCATAGTACCCATCTTTTAAAAGCGTATCCATATATGGTTCTAAGAAACGCTTGCTAACTGGATCTGATGAAGATTGTGGGTTTAATGTCATCCATACTTCTGATTCTGAAGTACGAATAGTGGGTGACAGTAGTTCTAATGACTCATCACTTGTTGCCTGTGCTTCTTCAACCCAGAAATACTTCTGCCCATGCATAGATTTAACAGAAGTAGGATTACGCGCAAGACCTTTAAACTTAAATTCACCCCCATCTATATGTTTTATCTCTGTCTTTAGAACATTAAATCCAGACAACTGTAATCTAATAATCTCTGTTTGTAGCAATGATAATACTGAATCATCAATAGAATTCTGGTACTCCCTAAAACATCCAATTTTAGCACGTTCTATTTGTGCTTTTTGTAAAAATATATCTCCTACAGTCTGGGATTTACCCGCGCCTCTACCACCGAATAAGATTTTAAATCTTTTCTTCTTTTGATATATAGGTAGTAGTTTATCTGGTATAGTTAATTTAGGCATAGTTATTATTATTATTAATGATATATACCGCCCCATGTAGAAATAGAAGAAACTGAAGATTTTGACATAACTCTTGGATGTATATGAGATACTATTGACTTCACAGGAACAATGGATTGTCTTAATATTTCTCCTGTTTTAAAATCAATGTCAGTCATAAACGCATTCTCACCATCCGACCATCCGACAGACCATTCTTTTATTTTCTTAGGACGGTTCCCAACTATTTTTTGACCGCCGCATCTATATACAACAAAAAACTTGAAATTATTGTGTTTGCAATGGGTAATATAGATTTTATCCTTTACAAATGTTTTTATCGCTATAACTTTTTCCCATTGCAAGCTTCTCCAATTCACAATTCTGCTATCAAATTCCCTCCCATCAGCCATTATATATTCTTGGTACCTATCTCTGTATTCCGAATCTAAATGCAATTTATCCATTTGCGACACCATTTTATCAACTATAAGAGTATTTAAAACTGAATTGCAATTCGTATCCAGATGTGGTTCCGGAGTATGTTCCGGTTGTTTCACTTGCCGCTATAGCAGCATACATAGCCCACATGATTACGTCATCTGATGTGGTAGAAAGAGCCATTGAAGACCCTTCATCGGAGGGGTACATGTTCGCAGATGGCTCTGATTCTGGCGCTGTAGCCCATGTGTAAGAGCCTACCACGGCATCTGCTACATAATTTTCAGTGTTGCTTGGTGAACCTTGGTCTGCACCTGAAAGCGGTTGCATTTTTATAACGCTTCCCGCCTGATCAAAGCCGTTGGAGCTTAACCAGAACTTGAATGTATCAACGGTTGTATTCCCACCGTCTGCCGTCACATCCCACAGAAGTGTAAGAACTGCTGAATTTGCTGCTCCACCAGAAATATCAATGGTCCCAAAATCAGCCTCATTGCCACCACCAGTTGACACTATGGATTGACCTGAAATCGAAGCAAGCCTTTCTCCCGCTGTGTCTACAGCAGTGGTGGCGGTGTTGTTAGGGATAAGCCTGAATCTCGTCGTTGGTTCTGCCATTTTTTAAGTCTCCATGAATTATAGTGGTTCTATTGTTACAGTAGTTATATTGCTGTTTTTCCCACGGCTGTCTTTAACGCTTACTTTTATGCTTGAAGAATTTGGTGTGTGATCTATGAATCTTAACCCCTCCAGCAAATCTTTTAATTGTTGGTATGTTAATTTATTCGGACGCACTCTTACTATATAGAACTTGCCATCAAGGATATCTTCTCCGGAACCCTCTGTAACAAACAGGGTTCCATCAAGCAAGCCAGTAGACGAAGAAAATATTCTGGAAAGGCCGTCCAACATACCTGCTTTTGCACTTTTTAAAACTGTTCTGCCATCAAAATATCCAGAACCGCCGCTTTTAATTAATGCTGACCCATCTATAAACAACTCCGACAGGCTCTTTATATTAATGTCGCCATCAAATAAAGCGGATGTGGTTTTTTTAACCCCCAAAGTTCCATCAAAGATAGTGGTTATGCTGCTTTTTAAAACAGACTTGCCGTCGAACAGGGCTACCGGACTATCCTTTAAAACTGTTTTACCATCAAACAGTCCTGTCTTAGAATCAGAAAAAGACACATATGCTTCACCATCGAACAAGTTGGTAACTGTTTTTTCTGTACGCAAAAGGCCGTCTAACAAAGAATATGTGCTGTCTTTTAAAACGCCTTTACCATCAAGCATGTTTGTTTCAGAACCAACAATATATACAACAGCCTCACCGTCGAACAGGGTGGTGGTTCTTTTTTCGGCGTACAGAAGACCATCAAATAGGTTGGCGACTCTTTTTTCGGTATATAAAAGCCCATCAAACAAATTGGTAGTTCTTTTCTCGGTATACAGAAGACCGTCAAAAACAGAGTATGCACCACTCTTTACAATAGTTTTACTGTCGAACAGGTTGGTAGCCTTTTTTTCTGCCTTTAGAAACCCATCAAAGAGAGAATATGTGCTGCCCCGTACAACAGCATTGCCATCAAATACGTCTGATTTAGAGCCAACAATAACTATATGGGTTTTGCCATCAAATAAAGTGGCAGTCTTTTCTTCTGCGGTTAACAACCCATCAAAAATAGAGGTTTTGTTGTCATTTAAAACTGTTTTACCGTCAAAGAAAGAAGTTTTACTATATTTTATTTTTAATAGACCGTTGAACAGAGATGTCAGCCCAATACTCTCGTCATCTCCATAAATACCCGGATGCCAATAAATTAAATCGGTAGGCTTTTTGAAATATTCTATTTGTGAAGGGTATCTATAAACCGACTGCCCACCATCGGTTATACTCCACGATTTTAACGATATAAGGCGAGCCCTCGCGTCAGACGACGCACCTTTGAAATATTTAGCATCCCCAAAATGAGCAAGAACACCTGTCTGCAAAGCCAGCATCGACCATGCGACAAGCATTTTGCTATAGTGCTCGTCGGATAAAGCATTGTTGGCGTTATACCATGTATAATAAAAAGTTGTACAATTACTAACGTTCCAAGCTGAAAGATCACCGAGAGTGGTTAATGACGAGCAGCCATACCATGTAGAACTAAAACTTGCGTTCTTGCTAACGTCCCAAAGTGAAAGATCACCGAGAGTGGTTAATAATGAGCAGTTATACCATGTATAATAAAAACTTGCGTTATTACTAACGTTCCAACTTGAGAGATCACCAAGAGTGGTTAATAATGAGCAGCCATACCATGTCCCATAAAAAGTCGTACAATTGCTAACGTTCCAACTTGAGAGATCACCGAGAGTGGTTAATGACGAGCAGCCATACCATGCATAACTAAAAGCTTCACAATTGCTAACATCCCAAAGCGAAAGATCACCGAGCGTGGTTAATGATGAGCAGTCATACCATGCCGCATGTAAACTTGTCGTACCAGTTATGTCTGGGGCGCCCGTTGTGTCACTAACGGTCATATTCGAACAGCCACAAAAATAGTAGCCAGTATTCCCAAGTCGAAAAACGCCGTTTCCCCAATCTGATAAATCTCTAACTTTTGGTGCAGAGGCGGAACTATCAAAATACCACCCATAACAGGTTCCGGTAATTGTTATGGTATACTCATTTTGAACAGAATATGTATGGGTTTTTGCAGCATCATCCCATGCTACTATATCGTTGTTGCTGGAATCGCCCCAATCAACATTAAAATTATATGTTCCAGACGAATGCAATGGAAGCGAGAACGTGTCATTTGTTCCGCTCGTTTGGACTTTAAAGACAAAAGCCATTAGTTATATCCAATAATTTTTACAGATGAAATATCATGAGAATCCGTACTCCCAGTCTGGACGAAACCAATTTGCAAATAAGCAGGAGGGCTAAAAAGCATTATAGTTAATTGCTCCGGATCGGTTGTTTTGTCTCCCGCAATAAGATCCATAGGCGTATCGTCAAAATTTGTGCCATCAACAGAGCCATAAAGATAGATAGTTACGCTATTCGTTGGCGTTGCGTCATAGTTGATATCAACAGTGACCTGTAGTTGCCAGTAAGTACGAGCATCAAAAGAGCCGGTTTTGGATTCTGTAACGCCACTCAAGGTTTTAATTGGTGTCGTTGGAGTTCCGGTTGTCCATGTGTTATCGTTCCAATCGTGCTGAGTGATGCTGCTTGCCGTCCTTGCCATTTGCGACTCCTAATTAATATACTCGGTTGCGCTTGTTTCTATTGATGATATCATGTTATCCAGGCTGCTTGAATTGTATATTAATTTCTCTGATTCCCAGGTATCCCAACTTTTTGCCAAATCGGTAAGAAGAGTATTTTTTACATCATTAATATTCATTGTAACGCTATTAAAAATTGCATTCGCGGTTGCTTCAAAAATAGTAGTGGCCCCATCCAAAACTACCAGTTTTATATCAATCCGAAATAATTTTTCACCGACATTCGTTACGCTTTCCTTGGAAACTACAGCTGTATATGCCATTTTAGTATCTCCCTATTCTATCCCTATGATTTTAGGCGCGGATATCCTTGCCTTTTCAAAAGCACCATTGGATCGATCACTTTCATATACTCCGATAACATGCACAGCCTGGAAATAATATTCCTTTTCGTAATCCAACCCGTCAATTATCACCGTCGTTTCCGGAAACGAAACGTCCTTTGTTTGGATCATGCTGTCCCGGCTCTCCCCGTAATAAATGCGAGTCAAATCAAAAGTCGTCTCGGTATTCTCCCAAGTGAGCTTCAGCTCGGCTGCCGATGCCGAAGCTACTATAAATAAAATCAAAGTAACGATAAATGTTTTCATTTTATCACCACCTTAAACCGCTATTGAAATATTAACCTGGACACTACCAGAAACCAAACTGCCAACCGCAACACTAAGATCTGGAACATCCGAACTGCCGCCGTCTAAAAAAGTTGACGATGGGGAAAACAAATCTATATATGTATTCACGCCAACAGGCCACTCAACCTTCAGTATGCCATCATCCGACAGGTCTGAAAATAAGAGTGGTATTTTTTTAAAGGCAAGGTTCTCTGGGGTAACAGAAACGGTTCCAACGACTGGTTCTTCTACATCAGCTTCTATATCAACATAGAAACCTGTCCCATCAGATGCAGTGTCAAGATCTAAATATAGAACATCTTGTGTAAAAGGCGACACCCAACCAAGGGTCCATAATGGAGACCATATTTCCATATTATACCACTATTTCAAATATAGCGTCAATATCTATCGCCGTCAATTTTATAGCGCTAATACCCGAATATAGTGCCTGCTTAGTAATTTCTTGTACCGTCCCTACCGCCCAATCCGAGAAAATAGCAGTACCACCATCAATACTTAATTCTGTACCTGTGTACGCCGAAGTTGTGTCCCTCGCCAAAGCTGACCCTACTGTCTTAGTCGTAATATTCGCAGTCGCCGTTGAAATGCTACCTGTTAAAGTATCAGGTGTAGACGCATCAAATGTACCTGATACATCAGCCACGAGCAGGTAGTCAGCACCGACCTCCACCACCTGACCAGATGCGCCGGACTCACTACCCGCCACAACATCACCCACTACAAACGGCCCATCTGTTACCACACCATGTTCCAACTTGGTAAGAGGAATAGCCGTAATAGTGATAGGCCGATTACTATTAACCACGGGCAAAGTACGTATAATAGATGTACCCGCTGGCACTTGCACTTGGGCTATGCCAGTGGTAATTGCTGGATACTGCTCTCTCGGTATAAAAGTAAATTTAGTAAGCGCCATTTTACTCTATTTCCTCATTGTTAGTATTTGCATTGTTAGTATGCACAACCTCAACTATCCACTTGCGCTGCTCTTCCAGTATATCCGACAACTCTTTAGTAGCTTTGTCATGCATAGCAGGGGTTTGTACGGCCTCAATGTACATCTTATTAGACGCCTGGATATCAGACAGGATTTTGGTAAGTCTGGACAGTTCCAGTGGATTACGCAGCATAGACTTCGGGTCAGCCTGTATGTCCTCTACCAGTTGGGCCGCTATATCAAGTATCCCATTTTCGATCTCAGTTAGCCTTGACCAGAGTACAAGGGCGCGGGACGCCATCTCTACTGTTAGCTGGCGTCTGGCAACCGTATAATAGTCACTAACGGAATCCTCACTAAGCAGATCCACATCCTTTTGTTTGGACCAAGAGTTACTGGATGCGTATTCCTGAAGCTCAGTGATTAAGAAGCCATGCTCTTTACAAAGATCCTGGATTGACCTATTGCCAAATTCATACTGGTAGCGTAGTTTATCATATTGTGGAACTATTCCCATAATAACCTCATAAATATAGTTGGATTCCTATAACATAATATAAGATCAAAGTCCAAAATGTAAAGGAGTTACTTTTCGTGTAAGAAGAATTGTGTGACCCTCTAAAAAATTTTCAAGGGCGTTTTGTAATACTAAACTGTTTATAAATTTGGACTTTTCTGTTATCTGTATTTATAAATAAGAATAGCACTACTGTATGTATATTGTAGATAAGTATAGTACTACTGTCTGCATTTATAAAGGTAGTTACCAAAAAAGTAGCCCGTTGACAGGTTGGGAGTCACCGAATTTGGAGGCCACCCAGTCACCCAAAAGCAGGGTGTACCGGCCCTCTAACAAAGATATGTTTGCCAAACAAAGAATCCTTTATCATACTTAACTTTGTTCATCTAACAAAGATATGTTTGCCAAACAAAGAATCCTTTATCATACTTAACTTTGTTTGGTAAACACTTCTTTACTTATCAAACATTACCACGCTATACGCAAGAATCATGCCACATGGGACATATAGCACGGCAATGTCCCATGTGGAACATGCCGTGCTGCTACTGCTACACATGGGCATATAGCACGGCAATGTTCCACGTGGAACATGCCATGCTGTATGCAAGAATCATGCCACTATAAAGTCTATAACTTATACCATAAATCCCTTATAACTAAATACATACACCCTTCAAACGCTCTCAAATGGCCCACAATCAACGATTGCTTTTCACCAATACCAGAGTATTGCCTTTGCCCGAACTCGATTCTACTTATAATTCAATATGTTAGCTCATATTGTATTTCTGTGTATCATAGCCAAATTTTTATGATTGACATTACCTTATACATGCTTATGCTTTGATTATAGAGGGAGGTAATACTATGACTGAAAAAGAGATAGACGAATTAGTGGAGCGGTATAACCAAGATGATAGTGGTTATATTGATGGCTTAGACGAGATCCTTGACGCCCTGGAAGAGGGTGAAACATTACAGCTAACCGTTATACATGATAGTCTGTAGTATTAGTAGGTTTAGCCTATCACTTTTTACAGATTGAGTAAACAGAGGAAATGCCATGTTTACATATTGAGTAAACATGGTTTTTCTTTACCAAAAGTGTAATGATTACTATATGTTGTTTATAGTAATTATTAATTTATTAAATATAATAATATTGTATAAATAAATCGTATTTCTGAGATTACATGCAATCGTATACCTATAACACGGCACAACACGACACTCTGTCACCACCTCAAGGGTTTACCTTTTTTTTAGGCAAGTTAATAATTTACTATTTTAAGTCACTGATATAGTTCCAGATATGAAAAAAATTACCGAATATACACATAATGTAACCATAAAGAAGTCATAATTTACCCCCATAAAACCCTTTTTACTCAGCTTGTAAGAATACAGTTTCTCGTAACCATGGCCCTTACACCAAACGTACACCGAGCGGGTGTTCAGAATATTACATGTAATCTTAATGAGTTTGTTCCCTGAATGACGGCCGCTGGAAACCATATAAAATACCCTGGTATGGATATTGCATTCCTTATAATAGACAAATTATTTATAAATACCGCTTGACAAATAAATAATAAGGATATAGTGTCAATTATCAGGGTCTTTTATCATCAACTAATAAATGGAGGGTACACTATGAAGAGATTTACTTGTTACACCATTGGCAAGGAATCAATGGGAGCATGGCACAAAAGGCGGGCGTTTTCTCGCGGTTTGGTTTTGTCCTATATCCTTAACGGTGATCTCTATCAGTATGATATCTCTTTAGGTGATAATGACGAACGGGCGGTATTTATAGAAGGTGATGTTATCTATTTGGTTGGGCGTAATGTTAATTTAGGATATATATCTCTGCAAACGTTCACTGACTGGGGCCACAGTGATACGGCATTCATTCAAGAGGATATAGAGGGGTTCGGCCTTAAAATCAATTTCACCATGCTTACTCTGGCAAAACGCATGGCTAAAATTTTCTACTATTAACAGCGGAGGCGTATTATGAAAGCATCTTATACCTTACCGGCGTCATGGGCGCCGGTTATCCTTAATGATTGCGTTGCGGATATTGACGATAATATCTGCAATGCAGTAGCTAAATGGATATTCGATAAACAATGGCAATCTAAACGGCGTCTATACTGTGTAGGCGTTGGAAATGAGGTATGGCTATCAGAATTTGAAGGGCAAAAGGCAAAGGTCAGAGAATATTACTTTATTACAAAGAAAGTGAGGTGACTAATGGACAAGAAATATAAAGACCTATGCAAGCCTAATGCGGACCTGCCCGGTGCGGACCTGTCCAGTGCGAACCTGTCCAGTGCGAACCTGTCCGGTGCGGACCTGACCCATGCGGACCTGTCCGGTGCGGGCCTGTCCGGTGCGGACCTGTACGGTGCGAACCTG